GGATATGTCATCAACCTGGCGCCATTCGGTAGGATCGGTGGGTCGACCGATAAAGACTTGAATCATTTGTCATGCACAAGATATTTTTTATGTCTACCCACCCTCAGAATTCTCCCAGGGTTGAAACCAAACTTTAATACGGCTTAAGAACAACATCGTCTTCTTAAGCCGGCCTAAAGTTGGTTTCAACCCTGACCCCTTCCACGAAAACACCCGACCAGGGTTGAAACCGCTTTAAAGCAATCACCAAAATGATTTAACGACATATCATGTCCTTAAGCCGTCTTGTCAATAAACTGTAGATGGTTTGGATTGTGTGTCGGGGGCTGATGCCCTCTGAACTCTTATCTAAGCATTTTCTCACATAAAAACATAGATGGATCATAGAATCAGGGAGGCGATAGGGTTCGCTCTTTCGCTGGTCGGGGTGCCATATCGTTGGGCGACACCCGATACGGACATGACGGCGGACGACAGTCCCTTCCATGTGGGTATCGAACCAAAGGCTTCCGTTAAATCTGTAAGCTGCACCGGCCTGCTCAACCTGATTATGCGACACGTCGGGCTTGGTGCAGAGATACCGGGTGCCCGGTATCCCGGAGGGACCGTCGAGTGGTTCCGGAAATTGAAGGAGGCCGGTATGCTGGATAAGTTCGACTCATCCAAGACCTATCCGATCGGGACACTGTTCTGGCACCCGTTTGAGGACTATGAGAACAACCAGGGACACGTGGCCATCCTCGTAAGACCGGCAGAGAATGTGTACGACTCGCTCATTATACATTCTTATTCAGCCACACCGTACGATCCGAACCACCTGGACTCCAAACCGGGCGTCGCTCTCGAAAAACTGGGCATCAGCCACTTCTCCTGGGCTGACTTTGAATACACGTGCCATCCGAAAGACTGGCTATCCGGCAAACCCCCACTGTAGTAGCGACCCACTTCCAACCCATCTTAAGGATTAAGGCGAATCCTTAAGTATCCTCAGACTTAATATGGATTTAATCAACCTCGTTTTGCCGGGCGCTTCCTCTGCGTCCTCCTGTATGTTGACTATGTTTTCGTGGCTGCCAATTACGTATTAACGTATTTAATTTGACTCGATCGAAATCTTTATCAAATAAGTTTATCGCCACTTGTGTGAATTGGAAATCATCAATGTCCTTATGACCTTTCATGAACTTATCTATTGTGCAAACACTATTATAAAAAGGGAGAGCCGAATTAAATACTGTCGATGCGACAGTGCTCGATAGGACTTTTCTAAGCGGCCCAGCCAGTAAGCTCGCAGTATTATACAGAACGCTCTCGTGCTTTGTCATCGTATCCTTTAGTTTTCCCTTGAAGACTCCCAACAACAAAAAATCTGGCTCACCCGTCTGCACAGCATCAATTTCACTTTCAAAATCTTTTCGGAAATCTTTCCAACCCGGATTGATTGAATTAACGGCCGTTACATATTTTTGAAATATTTCAAGTAATTTTTTATGTGTTGGATTTTTAAGATCAAATGTGCATGCATCTCCAAAGTCAATCAAGTATGGAATGATTTCAACCTTATCAGGGTCGGGTCCACCTCCAAATACTCTATCATGACGGCTGACTTTATATTAAACTTCTTCAAACATTATATTACCCAGGGATCAGGGTTGAAACCATCCGCAGATTATTGATGAGACGGCTTAAAGACGTGATATGTCTTTAAGTCATTTCGGTCATTGCTTTAAAGCGGTTCCAACCCTGCCAGGGATGGATCTGTGTGAACCAGAAAGTTTTGTGTTCCTCTCTTTGGCTTTTCGGCTGCTTTTTCGATAATCCGATTCAAATTTTTCATAATACTATTCATTCTTAGTATCATGTAATAAGTTTTAGCACAACTCTTTAAAGCATCTGCTATATCTTTATTTGTAATTCGTTTAGTCATCGATGTTATGAACGTTGAACCAGTAAAAAGAAGTAATTCTGTGTGAAGTGTCTTTCCTATGTCTTGAATGCCGTTAAATAGTTTAGTTGCGCTATCCAAAAAATCCCGTGCGGTTTCTCCTATGCAACATTCCATCGAGTATGCATTACAACCCTCCCAGAACATGATAGGTTTAGGAACACGCAGCCCGTAAGGATTATTAAGTTGATTATATCCAATTTGTAAATTATGATATTCTCTTTGCATATCAAATTCGGGTTTTTTCGAATCAACAAACTCGTATGCTTTTATGATATCCGACTTATCATATGATTGTAATCCCTGCACATATTTTTGGACAACATCAAATTCTATCTGGAAGCGTTTGAATGTATCCTTACCAACCATCTTGGTCGCAATATTCCCTTCAAAATCAGAAAATACAATCGCAACACTCGCCATTCCCTTCACATCGTAAAAAAGATTCGAGGGAATTCCTTCACTTCCTTTCGCCAATTTCTGAACCTCTTCCATAGTTTGTCTTATTTCTGGAATGAGCTCTGCCTGCTGCTTGGTTAACTTCTCCTTCGTAGTGTTTGCTGGTTTGTGTATCTGTTTTTGGACGAGCCTCTGTCTCCAATGGAACAACCAGTAAAACCATTCCAAATCCAAGTTCGGAACAGTTATGGGCTGACATATCTTTAGCATGATCGTTCCCATGATCCTAAAATACATCTTCAGGTAAGTCTTGAAGCATATCCATCTGCCCTTGAATGCGCCCTCGATGGCGGGCTGGTACAGGTGATTATGCAGCACATTGAATAGGATGAGCTTGTCTATTTCTATAATAGCCAACTGCATAATCCTTCTGAACTCGATACCATGATTCCTGGCATTCCTGAGGCACAGGAACAGGGGATCGTACCACCACGCATTCCGATCCTTCTGTTTGATAGCCTTGACCTGTTGTGTCATTTACTGAACGAGGTTTTTTTGTTGCTGACTCGCTCTCTGCTGCCCCGGTGATGATGCTCCTCCTCTGGATGACATATTTATTTATGCAAAAAAAAATGAAGCAGCACAGAAAAAAAAAAGAAGCAGACAAGATGGATGATATTATCGAGGCGGCTCTTCAGACCAAGGATTGGCGATCCCGACAGCCGTGGTACAGGAATGGACGACATAACGAGTGCGAAAAGTTCCAGCGCTCCCTCGTCGAAAAGATCACCGGCAGGCCGTGCGACCTCACTCACAACCGCATCCACATGCTGACGGGGAATATCCGCATCCTGAAGAACCCGCTCTCCGCCGATGACGGGTTCGAATGGTCAGAAACATTCGACGGCATCCAGACACTCGATAATGGGCGGATCCTGTTCTACAACCTGAAGATGATCTGTTCGGAGGGTGGGTCCCAGACACGCTCTCTCCGCGAGGTCTTTCACTTCATCATGGCTCAACAACGAGCGGATCCATCCAAATACTGCTTCATCAATATACTCGACGGCGATGCCTGCCATCGCCACATGAACAAACTAAGGAGCAAGGCGACGGAGAACATATTTGTGGGCGACATGAAGGACTTTGCTCAATGGTTTCCGTCATCATCAAACAAGAAGAGCCTCGGCCAGTTCTACACGACCCGCTTCGGCTACATCCTCCAGGGCATGGAGCCCCCGTCGAGCGAGGTCGCGGTTATCGAACCATTTGCCGGGAGGGGGGACCTCCTGCGATTCCTGGGTGAAGACCCACGGAATCCGATCGAATGCTACGACATTGATCCGAAGCGGGATGGCATCATCCGACGGGACGTCCTCATGGATCCCCCGGACTACAACGGCAGGTTTGTCCTCACCAATCCACCGTTCCTGTCGAGGAACAAGTCCAAGGACAAGCGCGTGTTTGACAGGTTCGGGCTCAATGACCTGTACAAGTGCTTTATCCAGCAGCTGATAGAGCATAATCCGGTCGGTGGTATCGTCATCATCCCTCTCAACTTTTGGTGCTCCTCCAGGGCATCGGACGTCGCACTGCGGGGACGATTCCTCCACAAATTCACCATTCAACGACTGAATATATTCGAGGAAAAGGTCTTTGACGACACCGCATACACGGTCTGCTCGTTCCAATTCCATCCCCGGACGGCTGCGGAAAAGATACCGGTTGTCATCTTCCCACAAGGCATCAGAATGGACGTCGTCCTCAATCAAGAAGCCGATTACCTGATCGGTGGGCACATCCACCACCTCCCATCAGACGGCAGATACACGGTCTCCCGGCTACTGGATGCCGCGAATGAAGACACAACCAGGCTCCTCCTCAAATGCATCGACGACGACACCCCCAACATCGGCCTCCGCGTGCTGAAGCCCGACGAAGACCTCTTTTATGACAGGACGACCAATCACTCCGAGCGCAGCTACGCCACACTGATCATATCCCCCCGCCTATCCATCGACGAACAGACCTCTCTCGCATCCCGATTCAATCATTTTCTCAATGAACAACGGTCCAAACACCACTCCCTCTTCCTCAACAACTTTCGCGAATACGGACGCAAACGGATCACCTTCTCCCTCGCCTACACCATCATCAGGCACCTACTCTCCAACCCAAACGCTCACAGTTGAAACCCCGACTGAACGTAAGGATGACTCATTAAGTATGTCATCAAACCCACCTTAAGGATTAGATAAACATATATAATATTTTTTTTTTTTTTGAAGGATAAAGTATCTTGCCATCATGGATGAAGGGCTACATTCACTTGTATTTGAAAATGATATTGAAGGGGTGAAGGCATTCCTTGATTTACCGAACTCAACTCATGAGATGGTGAGTGCGGTCAATACTATTGGACAAACAGCGCTCATGATTGCTGCTAAAAATGGGCATGCCGACATCGTCAAGGCATTACTGGCATCGGATAAGTGCACTCTTGAGATGGTCAATGATTATAAATACACAGCGCTCATGATGGCTGCTGCAAAGGGGCATGCCGAGGTCGTCAAGGCATTGCTGGCATCGGATAAGTGCACTCCGAAGGTGGTCAGTGCGGTTAATAATTCTGGAGACACAGCGCTCATGCTGGCTGCTAAAAATGGGCATGCCGACATCGTCAAGGCATTACTGGCATCGGATAAGTTAACTCCTGAGGTGGTCAGTGCGGTTAATGATTCTGGAGACACAGCGCTCATGCTGGCTGCTAAAAATGGGCATGCCGAGGTCGTCAAGGCATTGCTGGCATCGAATAAGTGCACAACTGATGTGGTCGGTGCGGTTCATAATGGTTATAAATACACAGCGCTCATGCTGGCTGCTGGAAGCGGTCATGTCGAGGTCGTCCAGGCATTGCTGGCATCGAATAAGTGCACAACTGATGTGGTCAGTGCGGTCACTATACTTGGAGAAACAGCGCTCATGCTGGCTGCTGAAAATGGGCATGTCGAGGTCGTAGAGGCATTGATGGCATCGGATAAGTGCACTATTGAGGTGGTCAGTGCGGTTAATAATTCTGTTGGAGAAACAGCGCTCATGCTGGCTGCTAAAAATGGGCATGCCGACATCGTCAAGGCATTACTGGCATCGAATAAGTGCACTATTGAGGTGGTCAGTGCGGTTAATAATTATGTTGAAGAAACAGCGCTCATGCTGGCTGCTAAAAATGGGCATGCCGACATCGTCAAGGCATTACTGGCATCGAATAAGTTAACTCCTGAGGTGGTCAGTGCGGTTAATTCTGTTGGAAAAACAGCGCTCATGCTGGCTGATAAAAACGGGCATGCCGAGGTCGTCAACGCATTGCTGGCATCGGGTAAGATCAATGCTCATGATATTCATGGGAAGACGGCGTCCCATTTGGTCACTGAAGAGGTCCATCCAGAAGCTACCCGAGCATTCGTTGATCGGAATAAGGCAACGCCAATGCCATTCTTTGCGATAATATTGTTCTTGATGTTATAGTTAATGATATAGTTAATGATATAACACAATAATCAGATATGACCGAACCATGCACGACTTCACTTTGGAATTCATCGGATCACCTTAAGGATTAGATGAATCCTTAAGTGTATGAAAAATAGAGTTGGGTTTGACTTGGATCCGTGCACCATATATGCCATATATGAACCATACATTCTGTTCTCACGCCTTGTCGCCACAAGATATCCACACAGGGTTGAAACCAACTTTAGGTCGCCTTAAGATCGTCTTCTTAAGCCGGCCTAAAGTTGGTTTCAACCTGCTTAAAAACATACCATGTCTTTCAATCATGTCGGTCATTGCTTTAAAGCGGTTTCAACCGTGCACACTCCACTACCATAATGTTCTCGTGCGGTCGCGACCCAATCAATACCTCATATCAATAATTAAGATATTTATATATAGTTGATATATGTTGATATTTAGTGTCATCAGAATCGAGTTGGGATTGGACTTTTCTTGAAGAAGGGGGATGAAAAAACATTTTAAATATATCTCATCTCTATAAGTAAGTGATTGATGGGAATAAAGAACCTTCACGGCTTTTTGAAAAAAAAGATACCGCATGTGTATGAGGAGGTGCACCTATCGGAGTACGCATTCAAGCGGGTCGCGGTGGATGCCGCGATCTACCTGTGCAAGTTCAAGACCTCGTTGGGGGTCCAGTGGCTCTCGGGCTTTGTTCAGATGTGCGCCGTCTTCCGGGACAATGGCATCCATCCCGTCTTTATATTCGACAATGTGTTTCCTCCGGAGAAGAATGAGGAGAAGAAGAGGCGTGCCGATGCTCGCACCCAGACAAAGAACAGGCTGGACACGCTCAGGGCCGAATGGGAGGTCCTGCGCGAGCGCCTCGTCAATATCGACAAGACGCGCCACTGCTCGATACGGGACCCGTCCATCCCGATCGACCTTTACTCATTCCTCTTCAAGACCTTCATCTCGACCGACTCCAAGATGGAGGACTCTCAGCACGTCATCAGCATCAATGACATTGATCTCGAGTTTGATCGCCTCCACAACACCCTCCTGGTCATTGATCCCGATGACAATAACCGCATCCGCCGCCTCCTCGACATCCTCCGGATCCCTCACATGATCGCCATCGGGGAGGCCGAGGCGACCGCGTCCTACCTGAACATGTGGGGCGTCGTGGACGCCGTCCTTACCGATGACACGGACGTTCTCGCATACGGCTGCCCCGTATTCCTCCACCGCCTCAACATTCAAGACGCGACATGCACGAGGCTCAGGATCGTGGACGTGGTGCGATCATTGGGGATCTCCACAGAGACCTTTCTGGACTTTTGCATCCTGTGCGGCACCGACTATAACTCCAACATACCGGGGATCGGGTGCGAGAAGGCCTTTCGGCTGCTGAAGGAGAACGCCCGGATAGAGGATCTGGGCGTCCGGCATAACATACACTATCATAGGGTGCGCGAGATCTTTCAGAAGAAGCCCGTTGTCGACAAGCGCATCAATATACCATTGTGCGACATTCCCGATGCATCCGATCTCTCCCGCTTCCTATTTGAAAATAACATCATCCTGAACGATCCCGCGCACACCATGAGGCAGTTCACCGAGAACAGGTTCATCATCTACCCATCCGAAGACACACCCGAACCCGCCGGCATGTTCCGACTCTCCCTCCTACGACCCGTCAAGTAAAATCAATCAGCGTCGGCCTCGGCTGGATACGATCCATGTAGGACACCCAGTCCTCGTTGATCGTCGACCAGTCATGCCTCAGCAGACCCCCCGTATCCCCCGAATCCGCATTCAGACACCAGTAATACACATCACGGATCCTCCTGCTCTTCATGTAATTTATCAGATTGTCCAGCCACGCCGCCTCATCCGCCGAAACCCACCCACCAATCTCCCCGATGACCACCGGATTGGACAAAAACGGCCTATGGTCCAACCCAAACCACGCATCATACGTGTCCCACGTATCGCTGAACGCATCCTCATCGCGTATGCTGTGCCCATAGATATGAGGCGACAGAACGCACCTGTCGCATGCAGCAATCGCCGACTGGACATCCCGGGGCATCGACCGGAAGCTCCCACCCCATACGCTCCCGTCCGCCGGGTCCTCTATCCCCTCGATGAACAAGAGACCATCGAATGTCGGATGATTCGTTTTCATCCGACGTATAAACGCCCTGATCTGACTACCCCATGTGCTCCACCCAATCGGAAGATGCGGCTCGTTCTTCAGGTCGATCCCCATAAGATTGGGGTGCATCGAAAATTCATCGATAATCATGTCCCACATCAGAAACACATCGTTCTGACTCATATCATACGTCGTCAGCCCCGGCTGGATGATGCCATGGATCCGATGGAAATCCAACACCACACTCATGTTGTTGAGCGCCGCCTTTTGAAAAATCATGTGCATGAGGCTGCGGGACGACACACCCAGCATCCAGTCATTGGCATTCACACAGTCAGGAAGCGGGGGATCGTCCCACCTCTCTATCGTCTCCCATGCGAACGGGATCCTCAGCGAATTAAACCCCCTGCTCCGGAGCAGCTCAAAGTACTCATCCACAGGCCTCATCCACAGACCGTGCACCACACGACAATCCGAATCAAAACCAAACCAGTTGATCCCCCTCACATGATATGACGCATTGTTATACATGATCCCACCCTTACTTATACCCCATCGCCCACCAGCAGCACCCACCACAGCCCAAGACGTTAACATCACCCATAATACCCTCATTTCTACCCATGACAATCATACGATTAAGCAAGAATCCTACCCAAAATCGGAAGTGAGACTTAAGAATCAAACCGGAATCCTTGAGCCGGGTATGATCTTTTAGTGGGGGTAGACGAAGTTATCCCGGACGGTGTGCTGGGTGCCGGGCATGATGACGAGGTGGACGACCCCCAATCTGCCCGTGCGGAATAGGGCCTCGCACGTCGTCAGGTAATAGATGTATCTTCTGAACAATGTCTGGTCGTCGACATGGGAGCGCTCCAGGTTTTCCCTCCACGCCCTCAGGGTCTGTGCATAATGCTGCCCCGAAAAAATTTCCTGGTGAACAATCTTCAGATCTGTATCCCGCAACGAATCACGGATCCACTTCATGGTCGGCATCTGCCCTCCGGGGAAGATGTGCGTGGATACAAAGGACGGCTGCTGTCTGTCCATCGGCTCAAGCTCATCGTATGTCGTTATGATGCTGTGCAGCACGAAGCGACTGCTGTCGTCCGCCATGGACTCACGGATCCTCCTGAAGAAGCGGTGGTAATTCTTGGCGCGCACATGCTCAAACATGCCGATGGAGTAGATGCGCGAGAACCTTCCCGGCGGTTCATCTTCCAAAAAATTCATCAGTCTCACATCGACCGATGGGAATGCGTCCGCGCAGAAATCATGCTGCTCCTTGGACAGTGTGATCCCAACGACCCTGCAGCCGCACTTTTTGGACACATAATCGGCGATCCGCCCCCACCCGCTCCCGATATCCAGCACATGACATCCCACCGGCACCCTGAGCTTCTCAATGATGATGTCGATCTTGCGCTTCTGCGCCGATGCCAGATCCGTCCCCTCATCATCCCATATGCCGCACGAGTAGGCACGCCACGGGTCCGTCAGGAAGAGCCCATAAAAATCATTGCTGACGTCGTAATGATGCGATATATTCTTGGCATCATCCTGGCGTGCCTCCGCAGGCATGCGACGACTACCGATCGGCACACTGCGCACGAGGAAGCACATGAGCCCAATGAGATCGGGGGATGTCCACTCGCCGCGTGTGTACGACTCACCAAACCCCACCTCCCCCCTGGAGAAGACGGACATGAAGAATGCTTCCTCGTCATGGATATACAGGTTATGCAACCGCCTGCCGATCGGATCACCTATCGGTTGTCCGTTGATGCACAAACACCCCTCCGGATCGTTCCTGGGGAGCCGATTCATGACCAGACCCCTGATTATCCTGAAGCGATAACAGTAAGTGATGATTGACAAAAACACAACCATGACGAGAATCGCCACCATCAACCATCCACCACGATTCATTTATCCTACCATGAATTTTAGTTTTTCATAATGTACGTGGGCACCTTCTTTGACCCGGTGTCTATTTTTTGTCAGCAAAATCAATCCAAAATATAAAAAAATTTGGATTGAAAATTTTTTGATTTCTCCTCCTTTGTCATCCCGATCCGTCCCGATTGGGTTGAAACCCCCATCAAACCTTGATTCGGCATCTGAATCCGGGCTAACGTTGGCTTCAGCCCTGATTGGGCACACTGATGATCCGGACTTTAAGCCTGTCTGCAATTCATCCCCTGTCTTATAAGTTGTTCTAGAGCCGAATTAAGGTTTGAGGGGTTGGGCATTCTTCCATTTGTGTTTATACAGGAAAAATGGAGGACGTGTAGCTCGACCCCCATCCTTCCTTGCTGTACGCCGTCGTGCTGGCATAATACCGAGTCGCCAAAGCCGGGTCGTTCACCAATGCAACTGGCCCATCGGTCGCATTCACAGGAATAGCGCTCGAAACATACCGCCACACCGCCGATCCCGACGGCCTGCATGCCAGGAAGCACTGATTCGATGTTGTCCAGCACATCCTAAACACGAGCGGGGTCGCACCCATGACCACCCTGTCCCCGTCCGTCGACACATAACCCTTTGTGCACAGCTGCGTGCCGCAGCACATCAGTGCGGAAATGTTGACATCAATGATCCTCGCAGCACCCGATGGAACGAAGCTATCCGACTGCATGGCCGCCGTCCTCGTTATCATGAACGCATTGTACACCGAATACGGCCACGCATTCCACGACGCATACCTGCTTATCGTTAAATCGATTGCACCTGAGGAAGAAGATTTTGCGATAAGCCCGTAGCTGGTGTCGGCGGTGGACATGAAGCGGACGATCCTAAAGTCGATCCCCTCAACAGGCGGACTGACCGGTGCACTCGTCGGGCACGCTGGGCATACGGGGCATGATGGGCATCCAGGGCATGCTGGGCACACGGGGCATGCTGGGTTCACGGGGCATAGTGTGCTCATGGGGCATGCCGGGCACACGGGACATGATTTCGTGCTTGTCGTTGAGACTTCGGACGAGGGGCATGCGGGTGGATCCGGGCATGGTTGAGGAGCCGGGCATGTGGTCTTTTTTAAGAAGAATGCCCATACCAGCACAATGATAAGGACGCCTGCCATTAACGTTATGGTCGCATACTGTAGCCATTTTGATGACGGTTCAGTTTCAGATGGTGATGCCATTTTTATTGAGTATCGATAACTTTTTTTTTTTGAGAGAATTGAAGAGTGTGCGAATAATGAGACGGCTCCCAACTAAGATTCATACCCCCACCCCCAAAAAAAAAAACTCTGATCCGGCTTAAGAACAACTTGTTAAGTCGGTCGGTTTCAATCGTGCCTCGAGAATTTTGAAATGATTGTTGAAGAATGTCGCCCAGGGTTGGAACCGCCTTAAAGCAATGACCGAAATAATTTAAAGCTTTAAGCCGTCTTATCAATAAATTGTAGATGGTTTCAACCCTGCCTTCAGAATCAATCAGGGCTTAATAAGGAACTCTTGTGGCTCAGAGCTTAAACCAACCATGCTTAAGAAGATGATGTTCTTAAGCCAGATTTATAATTTCATGAGGTTTGGTGGATTAGGAGAGGACGGCTGCGATCTTGAAGAAGATGCGGTTCCGATTCTTTTCGTCCATGGCTTCGAGACGGCGGATGGTGAGATTCTTGGTCAGCGAACATAATCTGGGGATCAGATCACTGGAACCACTGAAGTGCTTGGCGATGGATCGGCACAGGACACGCGCTCGGTAGAGGTCGCGGATGCCCTTTGCCCTGGCGGACCCGTGGAGCGGGTTCCGCTTACGGAAGGTCATGGGATCCATCATGGTAATGTTCTCGCGGACAATGACATCAAAGAGATCGCGGACGGCGTAGTCGATGCTGCTGACGGGCAGCCCCGTCTTCTTGGAGAGGGGCCTGTCGATCCTGTCCCTGGGTATCGGGTGCGTCGTGAATGAAAAATCGACAAAGTCGTCGAACTTGAACTGCAGCTGGAGTATGCAGCACAGCCCCCCACGATCATCCGGTTTGGATATGACCGTCTTTTTGAGCGAAAAGAGCCCTTTGAACAACGGATCATCGGCCATGAACGCCCGGAGACGCTTCTCCCAGTGCCGTATCGTCCTCGGCATCCCCCACCCGGCATTCGACACGGTAAAATCGAGATCGTTCGTCAGTATCCTCGTCTTGGTATCCCCCAGCTTCTCCCTCAGAAGAACCCTCAGGTTCGAACCACCCTTCATGACCACAATGTACGAACACTCCCGCCTTAAACCCTCCAACAAATCGTCCTTAAAGTATTTTACGAAATGTTCTGATGCGATGGACCGGGGCTGAGCGGCTTGGACGGCGTCGCAGATGTCTCCGATGGGGGTGGACGACGATGCCTCGGGGAAGCCACACCGTCTGGCGTAATGGATCATGGTCTTTTTGGAGTAGGGCTTGATGTCCATGGGGACGGCCGGGTCCGGGTGTGGCTCGCAGGGTCGGTCATTCTTGAGGGCGCAGTCAAAGGTAACGGGGACATGATGAGCCCTGAGCAGCCGCCCCATGGCGTGCACGGCCTGCTTTTCGTCATCGGGCGATGCCTGATGCAGGAACTGGTGGAGGGGTCCACGGGGCCTCAGCCACTCGGACGGGAGAGCGGGATGCATCAGCGAATCGATCGGCAGAAACAAGAGGTTGAGCACACCACCGCCGGACTCCCGAAACACCCGGTTGAGGAACCGCATGACCTTCCTGCTCAGGCCCTTGGACTGCCACTCCGGCGATACCCGTCTGCCCGGGTAGGATAACCGGATCACCTGCGGAGAATCCGAAATCAGAATCACACTCATCCTATCGATCGGCTCCTTCTTCTGAACCCTCAGATTGCCAAAGAACCCAATCGGATTATTCACAGACTCCTTAAATGAATCGTCCATATATTTGTATAAATCCGGGTTAAAAAAATTTTCATGATAAAAAGAAATGCGCTACTGTCTTTTTCCGATTGAGAACCACGACATATGGAGGGCCTACAAGCTGCAGATGCGGTCCTTCTGGACGGCGGAGGAGATTGATTTTTCGGTTGACAAGGGGGACTGGAATACGCGCCTTACCCACGACGAACGCGTGTTTATCGAGCACATCCTCGCTTTTTTTGCGGGATCGGATGGGATCGTGTTGGAGAACCTGGTCGTCAACTTCTGCAAGGAGATTGATATCCCCGAAGCCAGATGCTTCTACGCGTTCCAGGCCATGATGGAGAACATCCACAGCGAGGTCTACTCGCTCATGATCGACACCTTTGTCAGTGATCCCGATCACAAGGAGCACCTCTTCAACGCCATCGACCGGATACCCTGTGTGAAGCGAAAAGCCGATTGGGCCATCCGATGGATCAAGGACGCCCCCGACCACGATGTCGGCGTGCGGCTCTTTGCCTTTGGCATCGTCGAGGGCTTATTCTTCAGCGGCGCATTCTGTGCCATCTTCTGGCTCAAGGAGAGGGGTCTGCTCGTGAATTCGTTGGGCAAGAGCAATGAGTGGATCGCTCGCGACGAGGGTCTGCACACGCAGTTTGCCGTCCTCATGTTCCACCACCTCAAGTGCTCGATGGACGAGACGGTCGCCAGAGGCATCATGGAGTCGGCGGTCGACATCGAGACGGAATTCATCTGCGACAGCATCCCCGTTGCCCTGATCGGGATGGATAAGGAGCTGATGTCGACGTACATCCGCTTCGTGGCCGACCGTCTCATGGTCGAATTCGGGTTCCGCAAGATTTACAACGCCCAGAACCCCTTCTCCTTCATGGAAAAGATCGGCCTCGATGGCAAGACCAACTTCTTTGAACAACGGGTTTCCGAATACGGCCGGCCCGTCGTCGATATCATGAGCACCACCAAGAAGTACTCCCTCGAAGATCTCGCCAACGATGACTCCTTCTAAACTCCTATTTGAACCACCCTGCCTGGTCGGAACGCGGACCAGGGTTGAAACCAACCCCCATCAAACTTTAATACGGCTTAAGAACAAGATCGTCTTCTTAAGCCGTGCAGGATTGGGATGATTCATTTGGAATCTGAGATCGAATAGTTTGGGTGGTGCTCCAAAGAACGTGGTCGAATTGTTGTGATCGACCGGCCTTTGAGTAGGCGTCTTGAAGATAGTGGTGCACGAGGCGGACATAGACTGCAGCTGCCCAGACATTTATTGTTTGAGATCGAAATCAAAAAAGAAGAGAAATTTTTTTTTCTATTCAAAGAAAAAAAATAAATGACGGACGCTGACAAATTCTTCAAGAGCACCAAAAATCAACTCATCGGCCTTGAAGTATTAGTCGGAGCACACCTCCTGGCCACCCTCGTGTTTGGTGGACTGGCTGCCAGCAAAGATCCAAATAAGTTGGTAAATGGACTATGGGCAATAGTGTCGATAATCGATATTGTCATTTCGATAGCACTGGCAGTCAACATCTTCAAGGAGAGCATCAAGGACTCCTCCGACAAGCAGCTGAAGGACACCTTTGGCGCCGTCATCGGCCTTTTGGTAATCCACGGCGTGGTGTCCATACTCTCCTTGTTAGCAGTCGTCCTCGGAAAATCACCTCCTCCTATCATTTACATTCTTTCCGGTGTCGTGATTGTCGTCATTGGGATCCTGCTCGTTGTCCTCAATGCCCACAATGACATTACGTCCCTATTGTCATAAACACCCCCTGTATTGAACCCCCTGTATTTAACCCCCTGTATTTAACCCCCTGTATTGAACCCCCTGTATTTAACAAACGCCTGTATTGAACCCCCTGTATTCAGGGTTGAAACCAACCCCCATCAAACTTTAATACGCCTTAAGAACAAGATCGTCTTCTTAAGCCGGCCTAAAGTTGGTTTCACCCCTGCCTGTATTGAACCCCCTGTAT